AATTATGGCGAAGAAGAAAAAAAAGAAGAGGCGTAACCCTGTTGTTCTTGCCTTGTTATCAAGGCCAAAGAGAAACGCAGGGAAACATAGGAACAGAAAGAAAGAAGCAAAGGAAAAAGAAATATGAGTGGCTGGCTTATTGCGGCAATAGGAGTGGTGTATGCTGTTGTTGCTCTTGATCTTATACGTAGTGGGAACATTGGCTTGGGGATTGCTTTTGTTGGCTATTCTATTGGCAATGTTGGACTCACGATGGAGGCAATGAAATGACACCAGAGATTTATGATGGACTTTTAGATCAGCTTAACAAGCTAACGGCGCAGGTAAAAGACTTGATTGCAGAGAATGGTGAGGTGTTTGAAGAAGATGGTATTGTTGAGCGCATCATTGATAATGACAGCGATGACAGCTATGTTCTAAAAGCAGGCGGTGGTTATACTCCTGGGGTTGATACGCTGTGCGAAATCACAGACACAGGTAACGGATACATTGCGTACTTCCCATCATATAGTAGTACCATGCAAGATAACTATATCTGTATGGACTATAGCGAAGCAGACTACCTACGTAAACTGCTGGCGTATATTCACAAAAGGACAAGCAAATGACACCAGAAGACGAAGAATTTGAAGCTATTGCCAAGCGACAAGCCCGTATCCAACGCGCTGAAGAAGCATTTGAATCTGCAAAGAAACATGAATGGGTTGGGCTGACGGATGAGGAAATATGGGCAGAAGGCGCTGACAATTTTATTGACCTAGCGTTTGCTAGAGACATCGAAGCCAAACTCAAGGAGAAGAACACATGAATCAACCGTGGTTATACAGATTTGGAATGTGGCTTTGTGAAAAGACGGGCCACCTTGGGGCGCGTAGCGGCTGGATTTACAACGGCTACTTCCATAGAGACTGCAAAATCTGTGGGCGCATTGTGAGTGAGCCGATCAAAGACGAGAAGAGCCATGGATGAGGGTTACTACTGCGTGCTCTGTGGCAAATACATCGAGGCCGTCGATGGTGTGATCGTGCATGACGACATACCACACCCGGATATGTCGTTTGACGATGAGGAGAATCCGCAATGAACGAGCAACTAGCCGCCGAAATGCAAAATGAAGAGAGGGCATTAGAGTTACAAGGGCTGGTTAAGGAGTTCTTTGAAAAGTACCTTAACCGTGTAGAGGAAAGCGATGGTGGAAAAGAGTTCAGTCCAGTCACTATCGGATGTTGTCGCGCTCACATGCTGGAGCCGTTAAACAACCTACTCGACAAAATGGCAAAGCTGTCTGGTGCGAAAGCGAGGGTGACTTATGAGTTGTAAATATATTGAAACTTCAGATTAAGGAGAGAACACATGACAAACGAATTCAACCCTGATTGGATGTGCGTATGTGGCGACCTGACTACGCTAGGGATTGTCCACCGCAAGGACGGCCCCTGCTATTACCCAGACAAGCGTGAGTGGGTTGGATTGACAATTGAAGCAATGAAGGTATAATATATGGACAACTATTTATTGGAACAATATATGCACAACTTAGTGAAGGCTAATGAAGAAGACCACCCAGATGTGGAAGAAACATTAGAGAAACGGGCTGAGAAATATGGAGACTATCGTGATGTAGCAGGTGTGTCACAAGACATCAAAACTGTCTTTGTACGCAGCAAGAATTGGTATAAGATGGAGCCATTCATGCAGGAGAGCTTGCACATGATTGCCAATAAGCTTGGGCGCATCTTGTCTGGTGACTTCTATTATGACGATTCGTGGCATGACATCTCTGGGTATGCCACTCTTGTGGTGAAACAGTTGGAGAAAAAGTGAACCTCTATCTCGACATCGAGACAAACAAAAAACATGACAAGATATGGTGTTGCTACACTTGGGATGAGAAGAATGGAATGGTATGTCATACAGAAGCAAGTACACTAACTACATTAGTAGAAAAATCAGACAAAGTGATAGGACACAACTTAATCGGATTCGATGGAGTGGTGCTAAGAACTTGCTGGGGAGTGAAGATTTCAGCGAAGAAAGCGATAGATACATTGATACTGTCAAGGCTTTACAATCCAAGCTTAGAGGGAGGTCACAGTTTAGAGGCATGGGGGAAGAGGCTTGGGAACAAAAAGATTGACTACCCACAAGTGTTCTTTGACAAGTATGCACAAGACGGGTTACTACCTAGTAACCTAGATTGTTGGGACACTCCAGACCTAGAGCTTCTCTTTCCCTATTGTGAGCAGGATGTTTCTTTGTTAGTTGAGCTACACAAACACCTCATTGGTTTGTTAAAAGACTTCTCTCCCAAGAGCATAGAGCTTGAGCATGAGGTGGCAATTGTTGTTCAGAAACAAAAGGAGCATGGCTTTAGGCTTGATATACCCAAGGCTCAAGGATTGCTTGCTGAGCTACAAGGAAAGATGGGAGACATTGAGAGCCAGCTACAGAAAGTGTTTCCTCCCATCATTGAGAAGCGAGTGTCTGAGAAAACAGGCAAGCCTCTCAAGGACAGAGAAATTATTTTCAACCCCGGCTCCCGTCAACAAATTGCTGATAGGCTTGCTTCTCTTGGTGTTAAGTTTACAAAGAAGACAGACAAGGGCTCCATCATTGTTGATGAGAAGGTGTTAGAAAACATTGCTCTTCCAGAGGCTAAGCTGCTCTCTGAATATTTAATGCTACAAAAGCGTGTAGCTCAGGTGGGAAGCTGGCTTGAGGAAGTGGGTGTAAATGGGCGTGTTCATGGTAGTGTCATCACCAATGGTGCTGTAACAGGACGCATGACACACAGCAGTCCCAACATGGCACAAGTTCCCAACTCAGGGAGCCCCTATGGAAAGGAGTGCCGTGAGCTTTGGACTGTGGATGAGGGGAATGTTCTTGTTGGTGCTGACGCTTCTGGGCTAGAGCTTAGGATGTTGGCTCATTATATGAAGGATGAAGGCTATGTCAAGACGGTTACAGAAGGCAGCTCGAAAGACGGGACAGACGTACACACTGTCAACCAGAAAGCGGCAGGACTACAGACAAGGGATCAAGCAAAAACATTCATCTATGCGTTCCTCTATGGGGCTGGCCCATCTAAGATTGGGAGTGTTGCTGGTGGTGATGCTAAGAAGGGACAGCAACTTATTCATGCCTTTCTTGAAAGCACTCCCTCGCTCAAGGCTTTACGCATTCAAGTTGCCAAGTATGCGAGCAAGGGCTATGTACCGGGGCTTGATGGTAGAAAGATATGGGTACGCTCCGAACACGCAGCACTTAATAGCCTACTTCAAGGGGCTGGGGCAATCGTGATGAAACAAGCCTTGGTGCTGCTAGACCAACAGCTTAGGAAACACCGTATTCCCTTTGGCTTTTGTGCCAATGTCCATGACGAATGGCAGATTGAAACAAAGCCAGAATGGGCTGATGTTGTGGGAAAGCTTGCTGTGAAAAGCATAGCTGAAACTAAAGACATCTTTAATTTAAGGTGTCCTTTGTCTGGGGAATACAAGGTGGGAAAGACATGGAAGGACACACACTAATGGAGGAGGATAAACTTCTAAACCTTATTAACACAAGTGACCAAAGCGTTTATCTTTTCGTCAAAGACGGGAAGGTGACAATGGTGTTAGACAAGCTTCTTGACACCGAGTTTTTAGTGAGTTTATTTTCATATGTAACTGCTGTTGTTTTGTCTTCTGATGTTGACAACAGTGGTGGAAATATGCTACACTAATAGTAGTTACTATTTAGTAACATTTTTTAAAAGGAAACAAATGAAAGCACAAGTTAAAGTAGTTGGTAAATTGTTCTGGGCTAAACACATGGCTGAGCCCAATCGACAGTTCAACGAGACTAACAATAAATATGAGATTTGCATTGGCGATTTGTCAGATGCTGTTGTCCAGCGTCTAACCAATGAGCTTGGCATTAAGGTGAAACAGAAGGCAGATGATTCTTATGGAAGGGGCAAATATGTCATCGCTAAGAGCAACTATGTCATTCGGGCTGTCGATGGACAGGGCAATGAAGTTTCTCCAGATCAAATTGGGAATGGTACAACGGCTGAATGCACCCTCAGTAGCTATAGCCATAAGCTATCTGCTCTGCATGGCAATGGTGTTAGCATCCTGCACTCCAGTTCCAGTCCCGGCTTGAAAATTAAGCAGCTTGTGGCTCCTCCTCTGCCTCAAGAAGAAGAAGCTGAAGTGTCTCTATGATTGCTTTAGTCGATGGTGATGTGATGTGCTATCGCATTGCTTTCGCTTGTAAGGATGAATCCGAGGGAACAGCCATTACAACAATGGCTGCTTTCTTGGAGGAAATCTTGATGGTTGACTTGGGGCTGGATAGCTGGCAAATCTTTCTAACAGGAAAAGACAACTTCCGGAAAGAGATAGCTGTCACAGCCCCATACAAAGGCAACCGTACACAAGAGAAGCCTGCACATCTAGAGCTATTACGTAACTATCTAGTAACCTCATGGGGAGCTATAGTGAGTAATGGAGAGGAGGCAGATGATTGCATTGCCATCAAAGCTACAGAGCTTAAAGACGATTGCATCATTGTTTCAATTGACAAAGACTTCTTACAGGTGGCAGGATGGCACTACAATTTTGTGAAGAAAGAAAAACGCTATGTCTCAGAAGCAGAAGGAATTCGTTTCTTCTACAAGCAAATTTTGATGGGAGACAGGAGCGACAACATTGTTGGCATCAAGGGAGTGGGGCCAGCAAAAGCAGAGAAGATGCTTGCCAAAGCTACGACAGAGCCAGAGATGCTTGCCGTTTGCTTGGAGGCTCTGGGCAACGAAAGAACTCTTGAGAATGGGAGATTGTTATGGCTAAGAAGACAGCACCAGCAGCTTTGGGAATTCCCACAAGCTTCCAACTTGCAGGCTGTACATGGAGTGTAAAAATTGTACAAGACCTACCAGACATGGGCTTGTGTGATCCAGCTAAGTATGAAATAAATATCAGAGATGGTATGAATTCTCAGGCAACGCTGGCTACATTTTTCCATGAGCTTGTTCATGCTATTAAATTTGTAATGGGGGAGACAGATCATAACGAAAAAGAAGTTGAAGGGTTTGGAAACCTCTTACACCAATGGCTTATTACGCTTAAGCTATAACGACAGCGAGTGGACACCGGCTAGGTTTAAAAGCTTCATCATCTCAGCATTGCGTACAGCAACGAGGAGATGGCCTCCTAAGTTTAAAGCAATGAAGGAGGCTTGCATTGGACGCAAGACAAATAAAGCAACAAACAAACTAGCCTATCATTACAAGTGTGCACATTGTAAAAAACTTTTTGTCGCTAAAGACATACAAGTAGACCACATATTGCCTGTTGTTGATACGTCTGTTGGTTTCCAGGGATGGGACATCTTTATTAACAGGATGTTCTGTGAGAAAGAAAACTTACAGGTGCTGTGCAAGCCATGTCATTCTGTAAAGACACAGTTAGAAAAGGAAGAAAGGAAAAAGAATGGCTAAGAAAGAAAAGGAACAATGGTATGTCTACCTCACCAGCTATTGGGTTCCATTTCCTACATCAGAGTATGGAGGACTGCAAGCTGTAGTGGCTAGGAATGTAGAGGAAGCCATTGAGTTTTTAACAAAACACGCTTTCTCATGGGAGACAGCCAGCATCAAGGGAGCCGCAGAGCTAATTGAAGCAAAGCTTAAACGTGCTGTTGTGCTGGCATTGGC